ACCATGTAATCCAACTGCTCCAGCTTTTCCGCTTCTGACATGAGTTGGATATCAACAAGCATTTCAGGGCACATTTCAAGCCGAGTGCTCTTGCTCATGATGAGCAAATCCATAGGGTCTTGTGTTTGACCAACTATTGTTACTCTCATACCTTCCCAATCCTTATGTCATATTCATCAACTTCAATCAAACGCTGGATAACATCCAAATCATGAGGAGTGTCATCCAACATCAACTTGCGCCATGTGGCGTGACGGCCAAGGCTGTAAACACCAAAGTCTCTTGTGAGCTCAAACATCAGCTTCTTGCGCTTCACATCATCCAGCGGGATAAACTTACCGAACTGCTGAACAACATGCTGGCCAAATGTATGAGTCATACCATAAAGGCCAAAGTCATTGATCACCTTCATTGCTTCACGAGAGGCGACTTGTGCAGTTGATTCGATGATCAGCATATTACCAGTCATTGACGCTCTGTATATCTGAGTGTTGTGCTCAGGATAGTAGATTGTCTGATACACATCCGCTGATTCAAATTCTATTGTAAGAACATGGATTGGCTTCTCTTTCTCCTGCTGAGAGATTGGATTGCTGATTCCCAACTTATCACAGAGAGCAGGAAGCGGAATTGTGCTTATCACTGGTTCGTCCAACTTGGACGGAACATAGGTTGATCCAACCTTAATCCGTGCTCGCAAATTGGTCAGCATCTGTGCGTGAAAATCCTGAGGAGCAATCCAGCGGATTGAAGGCTCAAGATTGTTGATGCTACGAGGGACTGCCATCCCAGAAACCTTGCGAGCATAAAGATTGCTCAACTTGATATTGGGCTGTACAAAGTTGCCATCAACAACTATACCTTTTTGAACCTCTACTTTTTTAAAGGGGATTCCAGTCAAGTCTGATACAGCATCAGAACGGAATCTTAAAACTGCCTTATGGACAGACGGAGTATTCAAGTATTCATGGATTTCTGCATTCTTAAATCGGTATGCTGCCAAGCACCCATTCAAACCAGCACCTAATATAAGCATAGGCATGCTCCAGATTTTAGATGTAAAAAAGGGAGCCAGTTAAGGCTCCCAATTACCCTGCACATCGCCTTGCAGGATTATTAGGCTACCCCAGCAATCCGGTTGACCAGATTGTGGATGGCCAGATAGTGGGACTGGTGCTTCTTGACGTTGTCACTGGTCGGCTCGTTGCCGTCAGTGCCCTGGATGAAGGCAGCTGCCTGTTCTTTGGTGCTGGTAGGATTAGCAACCAGATAGTCATAGAACTTGCCAGCAAAGCCAGCCTTGGCTTCACCAGTGCTTTCCTTGGCTTTCTTGAAGCACTCAACACCTTGCTTCTTGGCAGCGGCACGGATCAGGGCAGAGGCAGACTTTTCAGTGGCGCCTTGCAGAGCAGCTACCAGAGCAGCAACAGCAGCATTGAAGCCTTCTTCGACAGTCAGGTCAGAACCTTCAATGGCAGACAGGACTTTCTGATCACGCTCTTCTTTGGAAGCAGTGTGGCCACCGGCAACCATGAATTCGTTGTACATGCGGGTGACGTTCTTGAAGGTGGCACCAGCAGAGATCAGGTCCAGCTTGATGGCATCTTCTGCTTTGCCAGCAGCAACGCCTTCGTCGAAGACAGCACGCAGCTTGTTGGTCAGGGCTTCAGCAGCAGAGGTTTCAGCATTGGCTTGCTCTTGGGCTTGGTCGATTACTTGTTCCATGATTTATCTCTCCAGAGATTTGGTTGGGTTTGAGCTAGAACGTTCTAGCTATCTACTACTAACTATAGACTATAAAAGAGACTAAGGAAAGCCCGCTAACCCTATTTTAAGGGGGTTTATTTTAGCGAAGGACGGTTTCGGTCACGTTTATATATCCGTTTTTCTTCTCTACTCTAATCCGACTAGGGATTGTTAGTTGATCAGCCTTAAGTAATACATCAGCAGCTCTCAACTTAGCAGCATCTGGTATTCCTCTATATTTCAACCAGTGAACTGCCTTCTCCCTAGCAAACCCACGGTGTTCAAGACAGATCATTTCTTTTATCCGCTTGTTGCCGCAAATGTAGGTGACTTGGAATATAGCAGGTCTGCCATGGTCTGCCTTAACATCATACTCCACTGCATCTACATGGAGCCAAATTGGCTTACCAACTTCTATTACAACATCTGTGCCAGCTGATCTCGTAAGACCATGCTCAAATGGGAACTCATGACCACAGCGGGAGCACTTGCGTGCAGCTGCGTGAATCATCAGATCACACTTAGGGCATTGCTTCATGATGGGTTCACCACCCCCCTTGCCCTTGCCCTTCACTCTGACATACACATCATTGATAGGGCCAAGCCTTGCCAAGTTTCCAGCAAAGTCAAGAACCAAGCAATCAGACTTGGTTGGGTAAATGCGAGACCCACGGCCAAGAATCTGTACGTGCAAGACAGGAGACTCAGTTGGTCTAAGTGTGGCAATTAGATCAATAGCAGGATGGTCGAATCCAGTAGTCAGAATGTCAACGTTTACTATGCATCTGTACTCTTGATCCTTGGCCATCTGCAGAACTTTGTTTCGGTCAAAGCCATAGGCTGCCATTTCAGAGTGGACAACAATTGTTGATATCCCACGTCTGTTTAGTGATTCTGCGATGCTATCTGCATGCTTGATATCAATAGCAAATATCAACCACTGCTTTCTATCAACACCCTTGGCACATATTTCATTAAGTATCTCTTCTGTGATTGGCCCCCTGTCATACTTATCAGCAAGGTCTGCTAGGTTGAAGTCACCTCCTGTTACACGAACACCTTCTGTGTTCATCTTGTAGTCAGTGCCCTCAGTCACAAGCGGAGAAAGCCAACCCTCATTGACCAGCTGAACAAACTTTTCCTTATGAGTCCAGTCATAGACTACATCATCGAAAAGATGATCACTATCTCTGCCATAAATCTTTCCAGTACCAAGCCTGAAATAAGTTGCAGTAAAACCAATAACAGGAGCATCAGTTTTAGAAAGAAATTGGCGATACATGCTGTTTTCATCATATGACACCCTGTGGCATTCATCTATTATAATGTAGTCAAATTTGCTGAATAAATCAATCTGGCGATATACAGACTGTATACCACCTACAGTCACATCGCCAATTTCTTTCCTGCCTATTGAAGCGGAATATATTGCAACTTTTATATCATTGTACTTCTCGATTGTTGCAGCATTCTGTTCAAGGATTTCACGAACATGCGAGAGCACAAGAACTTTCCGCTTCTTTGTGAGTGCCCATTGGATGAAGTCTGCTATACAAAGTGACTTACCTGCGCCAGTTGGAAGCGCAACAATTGGGTTGCGCTTTTTATTGACAGCAAGATAAGACACTATAGCAGGCGTTGAGCCTTCTTGATAGTGTCTTAGCTTATACATTGGAACATAACCCCCAGCTCGTATTGGTCACATGGTTCCATTGCTGTGACGTACTTGGCATGTTTTGTGCAACGCCACTTCCCACCATCCAGAACATCAACATGGTTGCAGTTACGGCAATCTGCTTCTGGCTTATTGTCACCAAAACAAACACTCTTTGCATTGCACATCTTACACTCAAACCAAGTTCTGTTGTCGTTGCCGATTCTTGGCAGCAATGTATCAGCAGTCACAACTTCAACTTCTTTGTGCCCCAGATCATTGAAGTGCTCTTGATCAAAATCAATAATGCGTACTTCAATTGCACTATCATTTTTGTTCTTGGCAACATACAGACCTTTGAGCTGTTCTTGATGACCCATGTATGATATCATCTGAGAGTAGTGAATTGGCTTTGTCTTTTGCAGATCATAAACTCTTTTCAACTCATCAAATGACTTCTGATTGTGAGTCTTGAACTCAACTAGAAATGGCTCTGCTGAGAACAACTGGAACTCATCACTGAACCATGAGCCATTCCCATCAATGTGGCCTTGCACATGACCAGTTCTGCCAACAACTTTAAGCTGCTGGTCATACACATGAATGCCAATTTTTTGCAGTGCTTTTATCAGCTGGGCTTCTGCGCCATGTCCATCTTCAAACAGCCGTTCAATGCGCTCAGGGTATTCAGATATCACACACCCATAGTGAACAAACTGAAGGTAACGATGGCACTTGTGGCCTATGATCGACATGCCAAGGTAAGTTCTTTTCTCTCCCTGCTTCATGTGATCATTCAATCTTGTGTGAACCTTATCCAAAGGATTGGATTTGAGGTTTGCTAATTTAACCATAGGTATTATCCTTGGTTTGGTTGAATGGGAGTATTCAAAGTATTCAAAAGAAAGGGCAGCCTCAGCTGCCCCCTCTGTTACTGCTTACTCAGCGTCATACGCCTTGTATCCTTTGATCTCGTTCTTGGCAGGCCAGTCGGGTGTTTCCGGCTTGTAAGAGACCTTGATCATCAGCGGGATGTTGTGCAGATCAACCGTGTCTTCCAGCTCGCCTTCGTGACCTACTGCTTCACAGATGGCTTTGAGATCAGAGTGAGCAATCTTAACTGCTGTCTCGTTGGAATTGACGATGTTCAGGTTGGTGAACACGAAGCGGCCTTCTGATGATTCACCATTGGCATCCTCAGTGACCTTGAACTGGAAGCTGAGATACTTGCCCTTCTTGTCCTTGGTTGATTTCAACTCTGACTTGACGAGCTCAGCGGGATACCAGCCAGCCTTGAGCGGCTTGAATTCCATATCCTCAGTTTCTTCAGGCACAAAAACGCTAGGCAACAGAGCCATAATAGTTTTCCTTTTGTTGGTTAGTATTCACAGTTTGAAAGTCGGGATAGGTCAGCCTATCTACCTCAAGCAACTATCGGTTAAAGTTAGCCGCTATCCCGATTAGGTTAGGCGATACTAAATAGATAGTAAAGCCTTATCTTTATCTTTTTTATCGCTTATTTTCTTAAACAGCTCAGTGAGATTAGGGACACTATCTTTGTCCTTGGCAAACTCCCCTTTCACATCCAGTGCACCTGATCTGTCCTTTGCAAACACTTTGCGATTAGGCTTTGTCTGCAGGAATGGAATGCCAGTGCGATCAACATCCATATAGAACAACTCATCCACCAGATATGGAATCTGGTTGGACAACACATTACCAGGCAGGAACAACTCTGTTGTGACATTCCCGCTTTCTTCATCCTTGATATCTATCTTCTTGCAGGTGAAGACAGTGTTCTTCCCCTTGATATCACGGAATCGTTTGAGCATAGGAATCATAGCATCAGCCAATGCCATATATGCCTGACGACCATCCTTGAACTGAGGCTTCAATTCTGAGATCAACACCTCAGCAATCTCAGACAGAGAGTCCAGGCATATGGTATCATAATCAGGGCTGCTCTTCAGATAGCGATATGCTTCATCCAAGTCTTTGAGTGACTTGATTTCAATGAATGCACAGTCCACATCAGTAAGAGACAGCAAACCCTCTTCAGCGGAGATTATGATTGGTCGCGGTGCTGTTGCACACAACCGAGTCTTACCAACCCCTGCCCCACCAAACACAATGCACTTAACGCCATTGAATTCAATTTCAGCAGTTGATTGAATCTTAATTGCCATCTGGTATCTCCTCGAAATCTGCATCATCAATATCAGGCTCAACAGCCTTCTTTACTGGCTCTGAGTGAGTCAGGCACAAAAGCTCCTGTTTGCGCTGCTCCAGAACCATGATTTCAACATGCAGCTTTTTCTTGCGCTCTTCAATGGCATCAATTACCAATTGGCGATGCTCATCCCTGAACTCATCATCATAGTGGACAACAACTTCATTTAGTGTGATGTATCCACTCATTCCATTGTAGTCCCACAGCGTGATTGTGCCAGTCTCGATATTCAGAACGCGGTACAGTTTTTTGGTAGCCATAAGTATTCCTAGTTTCAAATGTGAAGGTGGCACAAGGCCACCTTGTTTCAATCACTCTTCTTCAAATTGAATTTCAAGAGTCGGCATTGTCGGCTTGGATGTGATGAAGTCATCCAAGATCAGCTGGAGGTCAGGATCAAGGTTGTCATAACCTTTCTTGTCCAGCTCATACTTGGTACGGATACCATCCATGGCTTCATCAGGGATGGAGTCAGATGCCAATGCGCTGGCAAAAGCCTTTGTATCAATCTTGTGCTCAATGCCAAATGTTCCCTTGACAGTGATGCCACCTCGCATTGTCTTGAGTGAGCCAATGGAGTTGTCACCAAATGCTTCTTTCAGGATTTCCATGCGCAGTTCGCGCTCAGATGCCTGAGTCACACGGATAAGCTCTTTTTGACGCTCCCACTCTGCACACTTGGCTTTGAAATGTTCTACTGACATGATTACTCTCCAGAGTCTAATAAATGTTCCATGCCCATTGGTATCAAAGGTGCTGCTTCACTCACCTTGATGTATAGGCGACCACCAAACACCTTCTCACCACGATATGAGAATGATTGATCAATCTGACTATCATCAACCCATACCTTAGCGTGAGTAAGTGCATCATACAAAGGCTTCTTGATATTGTCTTCATCACGCACTCTGTTATCAGGAGGCCAGAAAACAATCTCAACTCTTACACGACCATCAATTGGAGGCATCCCACCTAACTGCTCCAATACATCCTTGATCACTTCCTCTCTGAACTTTTTGCCCTTCTGTGATATGAAGACACCACGCTGTGTCTTCACATAGTAGTTGTTGACAGTAGGCGGATATGAAGTATAAAGTTCGCAAATCATTCTCCACCTCCACTTGATGACAGAATGTTTATTCCTTCCAGCACCTGTATGATGATGCCAGTTCCTTTCCTGAATGCAGGATGTGATTCATGGATTTTGATGAACCCAGAACGCTCCATTGCTTTCAGGTTTATTTCAACAAATTGGATGACGCCAACACCTTTCCGCTCTGCTAGTGTGGCAATCTTCCCTCTTGCTGTGCCTCCGCTTCTGTCAATGTAAAGCCTATCAAACAGGGCGCGCTTTGATATTGATTTTGCATCCCTTTGCTTATCAGTTGTATCCTTGTGCTTGAGAGTTGTAATGATGCGCTCTGCAATATAGTGCATTGCTTCATCATATGAGTTGCTATCATTTCTCATATATGACAAGTTGTGGTTCAGGTTATCCATTTCCCACTGCCCCATTTGCTTGCCCCACTCCCAGCAATCCTTAGACACTTCAATGTCACCAGATTCCCAATTGTTGAACACAGATGCCAAACAAGCAAACTTAACAATCTTGTGAGCCATACGAGTTGCAATATCCTTTGCAATAGGGTCAGGGTATGAATCTGCATACATATCACAAAGGTCACAGTAATCATTAAATTGCTCATCATTCAGAGCAACTGTAATGTGTTCAAAATCAGTTGTTGCTTGAGCACTAGATGCAGCTGATATCAACCGTTTGTATTGCGAGCAGAT